CCAGAAGTAGTAAGTACCCGGCACGAGCCAGAATGTCACATTGCCGAATGCGTTTGTGTAGCCGACGCGGATCACGTTCGCCCGCGCCGTGTCTGTGGACACAGCAACCTGTACGCCCTCCAGCGGAACCCCCAACGCGGTTACGGTGTAGACGAACTCCTTTGAGCCTACAACCGCGCCGCCAGAGTTCGCCCAGGCTTCTGCGCCTGAGCCTGGCAGCACGTGGCCCGCCAGCATCTCGTCGTACACCGCATCGGCAACCTGCCCGACTGTTGGCGGCGTCGTGCTGTTCGGCATACCGCCAACAGCCACCCCGCCCCACTGGGTTGTGTTCATCGCGGAGCCAGGAACGGCCAGCCCCGCCTGAATCGCGGCAACCGCAACCGCGTTCGGGGCGTTGACAAAGTCCATCTCGTCGCCTGGTTGCGCCAGGTCATCCATGTCCCGCGTCGTAACCCGGAACGTGTCAAAGTCCGCGCCAGGCACAGTCGCCATCAATGCCCGCTTTCGGACGCCATAGGTTTTGTTAGCCTCAAATCCAGCCGCCGTGGTTACCGCTATCTTCTTGACGTACCAGCCGACTGTATTTGCATCATCCAAGAGCACCATGTTGCCCGTGAGAATTGGCGCGTCTGTGTCCTCAGAGTAGACGCGATACGACGGCACGGCGTCGGCGTCAGTCTCCGCGCCCGTTGCGGGGGTGGAGGTCTGCGCGTAAAAAACAAGATTCTCGCCCAGTTTGATGATTCCGAGAAATGACATAGCAACCTCCTCTAGAGCGTGAAACTTGCGTAGGGCAGGCCCGCGCCCGCGTTGAAAAGCGCCGTTCTCTGCGCCGCCGTGAGTACCCCTCCGAGACCTGCGTTGCTCTTCCAGAACATCGTCGGGCCGATGCGACCATCCCAACGACGGGAGGTATACCCCGCTGTGATTTGCCACGCCCCGATACAGAATCGGTTTGTATCATCCCAAACCCCAGTGGCGTGTGCCATGCTATCCACGGCCCCATTGTTGACCTGAATATTGATAGTATTTGCAACCGAATCGTGCCAGCCGACCACGAAATACCACGCCCCTGTAACCGCGGCGCCCGCCGTTGAAAACAATTCCACCGCAGCCACGCCGTTTGGAGAAACTAGGATACAAAATGCACCGTTCGGTACATGATAGAAAAGCATGTATTCTCTATTTCCATCGTGCTTCGTGGCAATTCCTGGATATGTACCAGCGCCGAGTGAGTCAGCATTGCACCATGCCGCGATTGTAAAATCTACATCTCCCGTGCTCAGCAGCGCGTCGTCTCCTGGCCGTCTATGGTGCTCTGTATTCGCCGCCGTGTACTGCCGCGCCAGCGGGTACACTACCCCCGCCGCGCTCGTAACCGTGTTCACATCCGTCAAGTGCAGCGCGTTTGTGTGCAAGTCTAGCGCGTTGCCATTGAGTTCGTTCCCAGGCCAGTAGGCGATGAGGTTATTGAGCAGGCCGTTGCCCGCAGGCGCAGCACCACCCGCCCCGCCGAATATCGCAGAGCGGAAGATGCCAGAACCGCCGAAGATGTTGCCTCTCAGTGTCATAATCCTACCCCGCACCGCGTCTCAGCACAGCCAGCATGTTCGCCACGCGCTCCTGCCGCCAGCCTGGATGCCCAGATAGGAACTCATCAACCGCCTGCTTCACTCCAGGCCAGCCGTCGTTTCCATAGTCGTGCGCGGCAATCACCTGTGCGTGCGGCCCGAAGTTCTCCAGATCGGCCTTGACGCCCGCGTAGTGGTGGTCGCCGTCCACAACCAGCAGGTCAATCGGCGCACTCCAGGTCTTGCCTATCTCTCGGCTGTCGGCTTGCATGATCCCGACATTGTGAATACCAAGCCCCTCCAGCCGCGCCGACAGCGCCGCACTTCCAAGCGCATAATCGCTGAGTGGGGACCACCTGAAACAGTCTATCGTTGTAACCTGCGCGTCCGGCGCATTCATCGCCAGCAGGCTTGTGATGGCTCCGTACAGCGCGCCGATCTCTACAATCAAGCCACCCGCCTTGACTTCCTTCGCAAGCGCGGCCAGGCATTCACGTTCGGCCTCCGTTGTCCATGACGGGATGCCGTTGACGAACTTATGCGCCGGAACCTGGTCAAGCGTTCTCTGTGTCATCTCACCGCACCCTTGCCGTACTCATGGAAGATGTAGGTAGCGGCGGCCCTGTTCGGGCAGTTCCAGCCGCCGTCAAGCCTGTGCACGTTCGCGCCCACGGATGCGCGCATGAGGGCCAGTTGTTCATCCCATCCCCCGAACCGCGCCCACTCCGCGGCCCATCTACCGAATAATGCCTTGACTGCATCGCTACGTTTCCAGAAGATCACGCCACTGTTCCAGAAATTGTCGTCGCCTGCCATTGCCAGCGTTGCGTCGGTCTCTGCGTGTCCGCGCTTCTGTCTCTGATCGCTCACCCGCGAGGAGTGCGCTGCGATGGCAATGTCGCGAGTGTCCAGGTACGCGAAGCCTGGCGTCGGGTCGCGCATGAACTCTGTGTCGGCGTCCACGTACAGCGTGCGCTCAAACGGCGACAGGTCGTAGAGCGCAGGCTTCACGAGGCCAGCGCGAAAGCGAAAGCCATCCCTCGCACTCGGCTTGAATGGGGACGGCCCGCGCCACGGGATGTATTGGAATCCTGCTATCGGCGCATCTCCCACTACGGCCACGGGCAGCGTGCAGCCCACGCCCCGAAGGCTCGCAGCGCTCTTGAGTGCACCGATGCCCGCCCTTGCTCCGAATGCGATGTAGAGCACGCCCATCTCGGCAACGGCAGCCACTGCCGCCTTGCGCTTCGGTGGCTTCGCAGCGGCCCTGAATGGCGATTGTACAGCGACAACAGGCGGCGTCATGTTCATAATCGCATCCGCCGCCCGTCGCGCCGATGTCCCGTCGTGATACTTGAATGCGGCGTCTGTCGCGCTATGCCGCCTGGCCTGCTGCGCCCCAGAATCCGCAAGCGCCTCGCGGACCGCATCCGCGAGATAGTCCGGGTCGTCGCACTGCACCCCAACGTCGGCATGTTCCCAGAACCGCAGGCCGTGCTTGACGCTCCGCCTGTACCACGGCGCGTTCATCACCACGACGGGGCGATCCAGGCTTGCGAACTCGTACAGCGTCGAACTTGCATCGTTGATGTACACGTCGGCAGTCTCCATGACTTCCTCGAAGTCCCACACCACCGGAACGCCAAGCCTCTCGTATTCAGGCGCTAGTTCCGCCAGGATACGCGGATGCCCGTGTCCTATCAGCCGGAACTCGCTTGCCAGTTCCGGCAGCGCGGAGCGAAAGTGCTCCCATGCGCTGCGCGTCTCTGGGCAGATGCGACAATCCCAGTGAAACGAGATGGCAACCACAGGCGGATCGGAACGCGGCTTCGGTGGCTTGACGTGCCAGGCGTCCATCTTCGCGCAGCCCACAATGACCTGGTTCACGTCTGGCCCGTGCGCCTGCACGTTGCGCCGCGCTGGGTACTCGTTCGGCTCCACGAACAGGGTTACGAGCCGCCTGAATCCACCTCCCCCAGCGTAGGACGTGTGCTTGCCACCAAACGAGAAGCCTATCCCGTGTTCAAAGAGTACAATGGGCCGCTCCCTCACTGATGTTTTGGCAATCCAGCGTATGTCTCCATGGCTGGCGGTTACGATGGGCCCGTTGCCTGTGCATGTCGTTCGNCGTCGTGGCGTCGCGCCTACGCCCCGCCTCGTTGCCCGCTCAAGCAAGCCAGCGGGGACGTAGAACGCGCCGCGCCTCTGGGGTGGAATGGCGGACCAAACGGGGGCCAGGTGGTCTATCCAGTGTTCTTGTCCTGCAACAAAATCAATGGGTAGGCCGAACCGCTCAGGCGTGCCTGCGGGTTTATATCGCGGGCCCCAGTTCTCGCCGCCACTCCACCAAGGCATGAGATGTTACTCCTACGATCCGCCTGCTGGCACAAGCGCCGCGAACGGCAGCCGCGAGGCCGCGTCCGTATTCATCCGAGACGCGGGGTTCGGCAGTTGCCAGCCGATTCGCATGACCGCACGAAGCGCAACCATGTCCTGTTGCGCCAGGTTGTACACGATGGCTCCCGTGCCGTCCTGGATCACCGCCTGGTCAAGAATCTTGTACGTCAAGTCCTGGCGGATGCTGTACACGAGTTTCGTCCAGTCGCCGGTGAACATAAGCGCCTGCGCCGCGTCCATGCTGCCGTTCATCGGGAACAGAATCGGCGAGCCGTCCAGTTCGTAGCGGCTGGATTCCTGCATGGAGCGCACGAAGAGCGGGATGCCCTCCACCGCGCTGCGCAGCCCACGCAGAAGCGCACGGAGTGAAACATGAGCGATGTGCCCGTTGTGCATGAAGCCGTCGGCCTCCACGAGGCCAATCACGCCACCCACGCCCATCACGTCCTCGTACATGTCTGCGCCAGTGCCAGACACAACGTCATGTCCTGCGGCCACGATCTGCGCGAGCAGGTCAACGGGCCATGCGGTAGGCGCGTTCGTCCCGAACAGCACGGCGGCGTCAAACGCAGCGCCGAATGCCTCTTCCAGCGCGGGCCTGACCTCGCCCCAGATGTCGTACTCCGCATCGTCAAGAACGGCTTGCGGAATCGGAACGATGACCGCCAGTTCCTCAGCGTTGATGTAGACGTTCTCCCACTCCATGTTGGTGGTCTGCTTCTTGGTGGTGTCCGTGTGGCTCGTGCCCGCGTTCAGGAAGTACGCGGTAGGCAGGAGGCTCATCACGGGAATGCGCGATTGAAGCGCGCTCATGTTCGGCAGTTTCTTTGCCAGCCGCATGACGGCTGACTGTTCGACGACGTTCTTGACGATCTCACCCACGATGTCAACAGGAATGAGAGCGTCAGCGTTCGCCCGACTGATGATAGAGTTGTACGGCATTGGAAAATCTCCTTATGCTTGTCTGCCAGTCGCACCTCTGATGGCTCGGTTCATGTCGAACCCTTGCGCCGGCTGTCCAGTTCCCGCGCCCGCGTGGGCGGGTGGCGGGGCTGTGCGTTTGAATAGTTCAGGAAACTGCTCTTTCAGGGCATCCCAGTTGACCTTGCCCCGGCCATCAATCGCGGCGATCTCCACGGCGGCCAGCCACGCGAGTTTCGGATTGCTGCACCCTTGCGGGATGGCGTCCTCGTAGAACTCCACGCGCCTGTTGGCATTATCCAGATCGCCCGATAGTTTCTCGACAGCCTTGCGCGCCTCGCTGCCCTCTTCCATGCCCTTCGCTGCGTCTCGCAACTGGCCGGACAGTTTGCGCTTCTCTTCGCGCTCTGCCGTAAGCGCGCTCTTGAGGCCCTTGACATGGCTGTCCAGCAATCCCTTGACCTCTTCCGGCTGCGCCTGCAACCATGTGTCAAAGTCGGGCGGTGTCTGCGTCTCGCCTTCCTGCCCCTGCTGTTGGCCCTGAGCCTCTTGCTTCACTTCTTCCTGGGATTGTCCTGCCGGTTTCTTTGGTTCTGGCATCTCGCCACCTCCTGTATTGGCCGTCTCAGCCTAGAAGTTCTGACAGGGGCGTTGGTGTCAAACTTCCGCCCCATGTGTCATCCTGTGTCTTCGTAACCAGGTCTTCCAACTCGAACTTGCCGTCTTGCCACGCGTCCCACTTGGCGTCGCCTATGATATTGCGCTGCGTCTCCTCGTCTTGCTCCTTGAACCAGTCCTTGCCGAGTTGGAATTCAACGGCGGGCATCCCCTTGACTTTCGGGACCATCGCGCACCGCCCTTGCGGATGGTCGTCAAGGCGCTCGCCCGAATCCAGTGGGTAGAATTCGCCCTCTGCGAATAGGCACGCTGCGCACACCCTGTCGTCGTGTGCCGATATGCGGTAGAATCCCTCCACCACGCCAGAAGCCACATATTGCTGATATGCCGATTCTCGGAATGCCCGTATCTGTTCCGTGCGAGCAATGACGAGCATCCGGTTCAATCCATCCGCCAGGCCGTCCGCCATTGCCTTCGCCGTATCTCGCGGGTTTATGCCCTGCGCGACGGCCTTGAGAAGTGCCTCTGTCAATCCGTCCACCGCGTCCGGCCACGAGTTCATCAGCAGTTGCAGAAGCGGAGATCCGTCGCCCGCCAGCCCTACCATCGCCTGAATCGCTTCAATAGGCAGCGTCGCGAAGTTGGCTATAACACCGCCGCCATACGCGGACAGGATAGAATCCAGCGCCATCTGTCGGCCCAGGATCCCCCATTGCAACTGCGCGGCTGCGACTTGCCCCTCGGCCCAGGCGATGTAGTTCGTCATCTCGATCCGCGTCTGTCGGAGCAGTTCCCTGTATCTGTCCATCTCCGCAAGTTTCCAGGTGGACACTATCCCGCCCGCCACCCGTATCTCGTTCACCTCATAGGCCAGCGCCGCAATCTCGGCGCTCAGCCCAGCCTCTACCTGCAACCATCGGCGGGCCATTTCGTTCATCTGCGCGGCCTCTAGTGCGGCCAGCCCGTCCTTGAACTCGCGGACGATGCGGACAATCTCAGGCTCAGGCATCGATTACCGCGCCTACTGGTGCAGGCTGAATCTCAACGCGCCTTCCTATGATGTTTGGGCGACATTTCTCACAACAAAACACCCATCCAACAAGTATCCCACAGTAGTTCTTGTGAGGTATCATCTGTAGATGCGTCTCAATCCCGCACCCCACGCATGCGATTGAATATCGGTCTTCTGGAATTGCAATCTCGTCCTCGAATTCATCATCTGGTGGCGGCGCCTTATCGCCTTCCTCTGCCTCAAGTGGTTCTGATTCTGGTTCGTCTAATTTCCTACCCATTGGTTGCATCGTTTCCCCCTCCTGTTGCGTTTCCGTCCTCTACTTCTAGCCCGCAGCCAAACGCGATTGTCGCAAGCCTCATCAGGAACAGGCCTATCGCTTTGCGAACGCGCCACCTGTAAGTCTCGTGAATGTGTGCCGTAAGCGTGCAGCCTTTCATAATGCCAGCATCAACCGTTACGGTCATATCAGTTACCGCCATTACCACCCCCTACCAGTTGCGAAGTCGAAGCGGCCCCCGCTTGCGGCACAACCGCCGCCTGGTTCTGATTGCCCTCCTGGTCGAACGCTCGTTGCTGATCCAGGAGCGCCTTAGCCAGCCCCGCCTGCGCTGCCGACTTCGCGGCCGCGCCGTCTTTCTCCATCGCCTTGATTTCCTCGTCGCTCCACCCCTCGCGCCCCAACTGCGTGCGAAGCGGAATGCCCGCCTCCACCGACATCTTGCGTATCTCCGCCTCCGTGCGCGGCTGCACCGTCTCAGGCTCAGCGAAGCGCACATAGATGTCCGCAACGTCCGCCGCGATGCCAGACAGTTCCAACATGAACTGAGCAACCTTCTCCCACTCCGACGTGAACCGCTCGATGTACGCAGCACACTTTCGGTTGAGCGGCGCTTCCAGCGCAATCAACGCCTCGCCGGACGGGTCGCCGCCCTGCGCGAACAGGTAGTGTTTCGGCACTCGCGCCTGTACAGCGATGGACGTGGACAGGTTCGCCATCGCCGTCAGGAAGTTGCTCAATTCCGCGCTGGAGAACTCGCCTACCTGCGTGCCCTGCCCCGCGCCATCACCGGCGGGCAGCGACCACGCGTCGTAGGGCGCGCTCTTGATTGCCGATAGGTCGGCGGCATTGGAGATAATCCAGCGCTGCTTCATCGAGCCGAACTCCGCGGCGACCATCATGTCAGCGAACAGTTTATTGATGGCGTCCTGCACAGGTAGGATGCTGGTCAACTCGCCGTTGATCGCCCGCCCCGTGCGCCGGAAGTGGAAGATGGGTATCACGCCAAACGGGTTGGCGCTCGTCGGCAGTTCCTCAACTGGCTTGAATGCGCCTGCGCTGGAGATCACCCCGCCCTTCATCTGCGCGGAGTAGTACTCGATATGGTCTGCGAAGTAGATCGTGAGCCGCTTCTCCTTGCCGACGTTCCACCACTTCGCCGCCCATGCCTTTTCTCGCGGGTTCTCCGGGTCATACTCCACATGGCACAGGCGCGGGTCGTTATAGTACGCCTCCACCTCGCCGTCTTTGTCCTTCCAGATGATGACAAACGCCTCCCCCGCCACGAGCGCGGCGAGGTGCACATCGTTGTCATCCAGCGCCATGCCAGTTGTCTGCCATAGCGCGTTGATGGTCTCTGTGGCCGTCTTGTCCCCTGCCACGTCAATATCCAGCAGTTCGATGCGCTCCAGCGTGGCGTCCACGACAACGCTGCACCAGTTCTGCACGAACTTCGCGTCCAGGTGTCGGAACACTTCCTGTAGGCGCTGCGCGGAGTACCGGATGGGCTGGTCGCCGTCGTAGTACGACCAGAGCCGATCATACTTGCCTTGCTTCGCGGCCAGCGCCGTGTAGGCCTGTTTCAGAATGTTCTCATCTGCCATATTCTACCGCCTGAATGTCTCTGCCTTGCCTGGCGCTCTCGCTGTAAGTCCCAATGCCGTTATCGCCCATACAAGCGCGTCCAGTCGGTCGGGCGACTTGTCCCCTGGAACCCACTGGCATTGCTGGTCTTCCAACTCCGCGAACGTTCCGACATGATGCACCTTGCCCTGCTCGTACAATGCCGCTATCGGCTCTGCGCGGCTGTACTTGCCCCGGCTTGCGTGAACCGCGCTGTACGCTACGTTCCTGTCAACCGTGCGGACAGTGTTCTCTACCATATCGCCGCCCTGGTTGACTTCGGCCACGATGCGGTCTGCGCTGTTGCGGTGGTACGCCGTAACCGCCGCACGCGCCCAGCCGTCGGGACTGGCGCGGAGGCTCAGATCGTCCAGCACGTATGCGTGCCCGTCCGCGCCCTTGCCCGCAACGATGATGCCCGTTTCATCCGATTCGTCCTTCGCGCTGATGGCCGGGTCTACACCGACGACGACGCGCACGAGGTCTGGCGCTTTCAACACCCGCCCCGCTTCCAACTGCTCGCGCTTCCACAGCGCCGCCGGATTGTCCTCTATGAGTTCGCCGCCAAGTTCCTGACGGCCCAGGCGCGTGCCCTCGTAGCGGCTGATGATATGCTCCCGAAACGCGGGGGCCAGGTTGTCAACGTTCTCATACGTCGCGCCGCTCGTGATGACACACGTCGGCAGCGCCCGCACCGCTTTCAATAACCGCACCGGCTTCGGCGTAGTCCCTACCACAACTCGCGGGTCTGTCCCCAGGCGCAGCCCCAGCATGAGGTTGTCCCACGCTTCGGGATAGCGCCACGTCGCCAGTTCGTCGCAGATCGCCCCGTCATGCTGTGGCCCGCGCAATTCGTCTGGATTCTCCGCGCTGTACGTCGTGGCGATTGCCCCATTCGGCCACGTCAAGCGCCTGCGCGTCGGCTCCCACTTCGGGCGAAACCACGGCGGCGACTTCTCCAAGATGCCGCTCTCGCCCTCTATCAGCACGTCGCGCACGTCCGACGGCGTGCGGGCTATGAAGGCCATCCGGCGGTATCTGCCTGCCTCAATTTGTGAACGTGCCCACTCCACGAGTACCCGCGTCTTGCCGTAACCGCGCCCCGCCTGGATTAGCCAAACGCGCCAGTCNCCAGGAGGCGGCAGTTGACTAGGGCGTGCGTGGAGCGTCCATCGGTACTTGTGCTCTTCCAGCATCGCGCTGTAGTTCTTCGGCTGCCTTGAGAATCTCGGTTCTGAGTTCAGCATCGCCCAAGCCTGCATACGGCCTCTCTCCCGTCGGGTCAGTCGGCGCTATCTTCGTCGGCGCGTCCAGCCCCAGAAGTTTGGCGCGTCTCTCCATGACACGCAGCGCACGATCCACCGCCCCGAAGTTCCCATTGCGCACTGACGGCCACAGGGCCAACAGCATCGCGTCAAGGCGGCTGAGTTCCAACTGCCTCAGTTCGTCGGCTGGCTCCTGGAGCGTTCTCGTCAGCGCCCGCTTGACGGCGGCATGTGCGCCGGACGGCCCGCGCCAG